AAGATAGTAGCAACTGTAGGAGAAACTACGCAGAAGTTCGCACCACCACGTAAAGTTCTTTGGTGAATAATGTTACTCAATTTTTGCATTTTAGTTCCTAAAGTTTGGAACCATTGTCCTTGAGAGTTGTAGAAACCTAAGTTTGAATCAAATCCAGTACCAGCAGCGTTGATAGCGTTGTTGTTAATAGCAGACCAATATTCAGTTCCTGCAGCAGCAGAAGAAATCAACATATCCAAGATTTCCATATCAATTTCCAAAGAAATATACTCAGACATTACAGCTGTCAATTCAGCTTCAGCATCCAATGAATGGTATGCATTCAAGTCTTGAGCAAATTCTGGAGTCCATTGAGATTTCAATTTCTTAGTCTTAGCTACGATAGCTTCAGATCTCATTTGAACGTTGATTTGTGGGATAACAATCTCAGAAGCAGACTCGGCATTAGGAACTGCATAAGAAGCACCAGCTTCGAAATCTCCTCTTGCATTGTCAGCGGTTGCTTTGTTGTAATACAAGGTATAAGAACCTGTAGAAGCTAAAGTTGCACCTGAACCAGTGAAGTAGAAGGAAATAGTACCAGCACCGCTGTTCAAGGTAGTGAATTCTTGTAATAGAGTTCCTACAGTTACTGCAGAACCAACACCAGTTTCAGTTGTAGCTGAACCAGATACTAATACAAAACCTCTAACTGCCAATGGGTCAAAGTTAGAAAGAGAAGAAGTCAATACTGTAGCTTTCAAGATACGACCAGCAACTAAAGAAGCTGAGAATTCAGAGCTAAAGTTTAAATCAGACCAAGCAGTTGCAGCAATGATTGATCCAGTTAAGGTTGCAGCAGGAGCAGCAGAAGAACCAGAAATAAGTCCGAAAGCAGAAGCTGAGAAATTGTTAGTAGAGAAAGTGAAACGACCAGCTCCATATAAAGCACCTGTTGAAGTGTTACCGAAGTTAGCAGAAGTATCACCATACATTGAAGTACCTGAAGTAAAAGGGTTTTTGTTAGTTCCGTATTGGAAATCCAAGAAGAATACAAGACCTGAAGGTAAGTTCATTGGTTGAACTGAAACGAATTCTTTCGCAGCAATTTGACCAAATACTTTACGCACTAAAGGTAAAGCGATACCAGCCCACTGTTCACCTGTACCTGCGGTAAAAGATGCACCAGTTCCTGTTTGAGATTGCTCGATAACCAACTGTTTAGCTTGGTTTTCAAGAATCATAGACATATTATTTTTTTCAGTTTCGTTACTGATTCCTCCTAAAAGGCCAGTAGCGCCCCATTTTTTTGCCAATCGAGCAGCGTCCGATTGCAAAGACTGCCAGGGGTTAGCAGATTCTAGTAAGTTTTGTACGTTTGACATTTTTTCTAATGTGTTTTTGTTTTATTTTAAGCCTGCAAGTTTTTGGAACCTTTCAACCATTGCATTAGTTTCCACCACAGGCTGTTTGCTTGGTGTACCGCTAATTGTTTTAGATGCAAATGATTTGTTTTCTCTCACCAACTCTCTCTTGTCTGTTTTGTTCAAACCTGAAGTTAGAGTTTCGTAAACTAACTTAGTTTCTTTAACTGATTCAGCATTATCGAATGCAGTAAGTACTTGTACTTTTTGTGCTTCTGATAAGTTCTTAGCTTTAAAAATTTTGTTAGTGTAAAGTAATTTAGAATTAAGAAGGTTAATTTCATGTAATTCTGATCTTAGTGTTTTAACTGTCTCTAAAGCTTCTTCAAGTTCACCTGAGTTTTCTTGTTTAGCTTTTTCAGCAGCTTTTTTAAGCATTTCTTTTTTCTCAGCAGCAGAAGCTTTCATGAATCCAGCAGCACCAGCAACACCTAAAGCAGATAGTACTATACCTACATACTTAAGCATTTCTGCACCTTGCATACCGAAAGAAGTTACATCTTCTTTTAGACCTCCTTCTTTCATTGTACCTTTTGCTTTTTGAGCTAAAGCAGCTAATTTTGCTAATTCAGCATCACTAGCATCTTCTAATGCATTTACTACTTCAGCGTTTCCATCAGCAGCTTCTGCCATACCTGCCTTAGCTTTTAATTTACCTAAGTAAGATTTGATAGCACCTGCAGTGAATCCACCAGCAGCAGTAGCGGCAGCAACAGCAGCACCTAAGATTCCCTGTGCAGTGTGTGCATTATCAGTTAATCCCATGTCGATGACCATCTGGATTGCTTCGCTCACAGCGGTTTCGTTTAGTTTGTTTTCCATCATTGGTTCTTCTAGTGGAGCTTCTTCTGTGTCCATGTCCATATCCATTTCTGGAGTTTCTTCTGAGCTTGGTCCAGCTTCTAGCTCACCAGCTTCAATCATCTCGTCAACCACACTTGCAATAAATGCTTCTAAGTCTTCGGCAGTCATGTTATCGAAGTCGATCTCTTCTTCCTCTTCTGTTTCCTCTTCTCCATTAGGCATTTCCTCAGTTTCTTCTTCTGATTCATCTTCTAATTCTCTAAGTAATTCTTCAAGGTCAATTTCTTCCATAGAATCAGCATCTTCGTGTTTTGCTTCCTCCATGTAAGGATCTTCTTCTTCCATTTCTGTTAATTTCTTTTCTAACATTGATTTTAAGTGAGGAGTAAATGCTTCCTCTAATGCAGCTTTAGCATTAGTGATAGCTACTTCCTTTACAGCTTTTGCATCAGCAATCGCTTCTTTTAACAATTCTCTGTTTGTCATTTTTTCCTAATAATAATTTTTTTTTGGAAGTACGCTTATTTAAAATAGCGTAATAAGTGTTGTGTAAAAATTGGGGTACCGTATTCAGAACCGGTACATATAATCATAAATAGAGCTATTTTCTTAAAAAAAAGAAACCCTCTGGTTTTAATAGAGGGTCAATCAAAGGATTCTATCCTATAAGGGGTTAAAATATTGGACAATTGCCATGAGCACATAAAATTTCTCTTATGATTTCATTAGCTTTACTGTAGTTATTTATATTGTTTAATAAACCTTCGTGCAATGGTGCCATCCAGGAACCTGGGTTTGATGGGGTAGATACAAAGTCCCAGCATAATAATTCAAAATCATTCTGCACTTCTAGAGTTTCTCCCATTTGTTTCACTGAACCCATTCCTCTTGATGATACACCAACGGTAATACCGGAGTTAATTAATGCCTGTAGAATATTTCCAGAAGGAGTAGGTAGTACTTCAATTTTACCCATAATATGATCACCGTTCCACCAAATGTCTTTGATGTTGTGACAAACATTCTTAAGGTTAATAACAGATGATTCTGGATGATCTAATTCACCAACTGCTCTGTTATTCTTTACTGAATCCATATACTTATTGATCTCCCTGTCCCAGATTTTTCTGCTATAATATCTTCCATTGCCGTTCTTTACTTCAGCAGTAGCTAAGATACCCTCTACTAAAGGTAGTCCACTAGCACCTTTTCCTTCAGATAAACTTAAAGGTTTTGGTGTGAATGAGATAGTTTCAATAAGTAGGTTTCTAGTCATTATTAATACCCTCTTTGTTTCAATACACTCTTCATTGCTTCTTGCCAAACAGGAGCTGTACCCACAGCTTCATCAATGATCTCTTCACCGCCTGCTGCTTTTGGTCTTACAGTATCGCCAGAAATTCTTTTTGCTGCTTTAGCTTTTTGAGCTTCATACATTTTTTTTCTTTTTTCTAAAAGAGCAATATCTTTTTTGATTTCACTAATTGCTTTTTTATCAACTACATCCTTCATATCGTCACTTTCGGTCATAGTTAATCTATTTTTTAATTCTTCGATTTTCTCTTGAATTTTACTAGCCTTATATTCGTATGCAGCAACTTCACCTAGTTTTTCAATTTCTTTTAGGTGCTTTTCAATTGCTCTCTTTTTAGCTTCTGAAAGTGTTTCTTTATTTGTCATGTTGTCTTTTGCTTCGTTTAATTTAACAGGTTCCATTCCTGAAGATTTATACTTACCTGTCACTTCTTTAGTTTTACCTAAACCAGGAGCATCCTCAGTATATCCGATGCCTTTAATGCCAAATGCTCCATCTTTAATGTAGTATAATGGATCTTTTTCAAGGTTCTTAAATACGATCTTCTTAAGTTCGTCTTCTGTTTTATCTGCATTTTTAGGATCTTTCATCTCAACATAATACCCTGATAAGAGTTCATTGGTAGAGATGTTATTATTATTCTTTTTATCTTCGTAATCGTATCCAGTGGTTTCTTTCTCTACTACCGACTTATCCGTATCTTTTAAAGCAGCTTTAACTGCTTCTGTATTTTCACTAAAGATTTTGAACCAGTTTGGTTCTCCTTCTTTTTGAATTAATACTCCGGTCATGCTTTCTGATATAATTCCTCTTTCAGTAAGGTTGTGTATTGATTGATCAAATGTAAGTGCGCCTGTCACTACATTAGGGAATAGGGTTCTAGCTTCCTTTATAAAAAGTTCTCTGTTACCTTTACCTTCTTTAATTAAATTATATTTGTCTTGTAGGCTTTTCATATGTTATAAATAGGGGTTGTTTATTTCCAAAGATCTTTATACACCATGCCTTTTGCTGCCTTACGGGTCTTAGCTTTATCTACAAGCTTCCATCCCATCTTTAGGTAGTAGTTTCGGGAAGTACCTTTTGCATTTTTGTTTGGATTAAAAGCATAAGGAGTGTTATAAGCACCTGCTGCACCGGAGGTTGATTCCTCTTCTAGCAATTCTCTAAGTTGGTGCTTAAATTGATTCCGGGTCATGGTTATAGTTCATTTACCAATTCATAATACTGTAGTAAATCAATGATAGAGTCATTAGATACTTTCTCAGTTTTAGTTATTGGTTTAATATATTTTAAGACTTCTACAAGTTTGATTTGCATTACTTTGTCTGATGTCCTTTTAATTTTTGTTTTTAAAGTATCTCGTACTTCTGTAATTTTTGTATTATAATACTCTTTTAATTTGTCTGTATTATCAATCGAATTTATAACCTCTCTCAGGACTTCCTTCTGCTGGGTGGTTAAGTGATCGTACTTATCGTTAAATTTATCTAAAAGTAATCTATAGGTTAAGACTCTTAAGTCTTTACTATACCCTCTATATTCTTCTAGTAACGTATCAACTGGTGCTATAACTGGTAACTTAGTTAAATGCTCAAGGATTGTAATTTTATTACTGATTGTTATTTCTGGTGTTACTTTTTCTGATGTTTGATTTTCAATCAAGTTATTTAATGCTGCAAAAATCTTATAATTAGTTACTTGAACTCTGAAGAATTTTTCAACACTGTAATTATCGCGAATTTCTTTTACTAGATTGTACTTTTGCTTTCTGATTTCAGATCTTTTTAACTTAGAAGAGGTTTCAACTAGTGTGTTAATTACCATCTCAGCTTTAGATTCTGTAAGGTTCTTATAGGCAGTTAATTGCTCATATAATTTATACTCTTTTCCTAGTTCTGTGTTAACAAAGTACTTTTTAAGAATATTGATAGCAACAGAATTTTTACCTTCTAACGTATCAGAGGTGATCTGTCTTACTAGAAGTTCAAAAAGAAGTCCTGTATTTCTAAATTTCGAGTGCTTGATTTGCATCAATGTATAATTTTTTATAAATATGTGTTAAATGTTATTCCCTAATTTGATTTTCGTCTAGTAAACTGTTTGCTTTTCTTTCTGATTCAAAGATCATCTTTTTCTTAGAAGGAATTTCCTCTAATACTTTTGTATATTTTGAGAATTGTCTCTTAGTTGCTTCCATTGCATACGGTGAAGTTTTATCTCTACCGTATCCTTCTTGATCATCTACTTTGTTAGCTTGTCTACCTAGTCTATCCATTCCTAAAGGATCTTCAGTACCGTTAATGAACGAGGCTTTCTCTTGAGGACGGCCCATTTCTGGTTCATCTTCGTTGTATCCATCAGGTACGCTACCTGGTCTTGTGTAGACTCTTCCTTTTCCATATGCTGTTGCGATATCGTGAGGAGTTCCATAAGTCTCTCCAGATTCTAAAGGATCGTTTCCTTCGTTTTCAATTTGAGATAATCTAAATTTACGTTTAGCATCTTCTCTGATGAGGTCTCTCATTTCCTCGTATTGGTCTTGACTTAAGTGGAAGATATTATCATAAATCCAGTCAGTGGAAATCAATTGTGAATCTACCATTTGAGCTGCAAGATCCATTTTCTCCTTCAATAACGCTACTCTTTCCTGATCATAGATGATTGAAGGAGTGGTTAATGATAATTCAAAGTTAGTTAATTCCTCGTCTCTGTATCCCTGGATGTATAAATGCACAAATGCTATTTTATATAACTCAGAAACCATGATTCTTTGTATTTTTTCTACAGTTCTACCAAAGCGAATATCTTCTGCAGCTAATGTAGCCTTACCTTGTAGTTTTTCATCGTACCCAAGAAATGCTTTAGGTACTCTTAATGCTGCAAATAACTTGTCTCTTAAGTAATTTACGTCTGTTATACCATCATACTGTAGTCCACCCAAGGTTTCAATCTTAGTTGAAGTATCATTTCCCCTCATAGGGATATAAAAATCCTCCATAAGGTTCTGCATGTTATATTTTAAGTTATATTCACCTGTTTGTTGATCTATGTAAGGAGTTCTCTTCATTTTAGAGATTGCTTTTTGCATAAATCCTTCAACTTCATTAGGTGGAATACCTCCAACGTTCATATAAAAAATTCTCTTCTCAGGAGCTCTTACAATTCTATGAACTAACATTGCATCTTCCATTAAAGTATACTGCTTAAATAATTTTCTAGCAGGTTCTATATAAGAACGACCATAGGGTAGGAAGTTTACATCTGTTAATAAACGGAAATGTGCTACTTCGTAGTTGTCGAAGTAAATAGATTTGGCATCGTGCTGATTAGGAGTTTTAAAGTATCCATAAGTATCAGCGGCCAACCCGTCAGGGTCATAACGGAATCTAACAGCAGTTGGATTTTCTGTATCATAGTGTTCTTGTCTTTCTATATTAAATGCAGCGAATGGAATTACGTTATAAACACCGTATTTCTCTGAAGCTTCTAGTTTCAAAAAGAAATCACCGTATTTACACATATTTCTAATCCACCAACTCAAATTAAATTCGATATTTAATACATCATAGTATAGATTATATAGTATCTTCTGTATATTCTCGTCGTTTGACCTGATGTGAAGTACTTCTCCCATATCATTCTTAAGAGTTGATTCTTCTGATAAGATATCTAGGGCTGAAGCAATGATTGCATCGGTGTCCATAGCGTCATATTCAGAATATAACTGGGTTCTTAAGGTTTGATAGTTAAAAGAAGATTGATAACCGTATAAGGAAGTAGGTGAAGTTGTGTAAATTCTATTATATCTTGCTACTAAAGAGTTATTCTCTAGTTCTCCAGACATTTGAATTTGATTTGTATCGGCAACTTTTAGTTGATCACCTCCAACATTCCTTATTATTACGTCTGTTGAGAATAATCTACGTAGTCTCGAAAATACACTAGTGTCTGCCATTGTTAGTAATCAATATAAGTATAAATAGTTAATAAATCCAGCTTATATCTTCTTTTCCTCCTTTTCCATTATCTATCTCATAAGGATTTTTAACGTTTGATGGAAGATAAGCAGCTTGATAAGTTGGTTTTGATGTTGTAATGTTGTTTAGGATATTGCGAGTCAGGTCCATTCCCTGTTGTCTAAATTTCAAAGCAGTGTCTCTGATGTACATTCCTATACCGAAAGACATTACTAAGTCATCATTATAGCCATGTTGTGCTTCTGCTCTACCATTCTTCCATATAAACACTTTCATCTCTTCAAGTAATCGTTTTGATTGAATGGTTACTGCTTTTTCATTAACATATTCTTGGAATTTACCTACTATAATAGGTCTTGTTCTTTGGTTTGTTGAAAATCCAGCTACTAGACTTGAGTTTGGATCGTATTGATCGAAGTATGTTTCTGCGGTTATATTACCATTTCTTGGTGAATAGTACAAATTAGCATATCCTCTATCGATGACAGTCTGAATGGTTGACCATCCTATAGATGCATTCTCTATTACTAGCAAAGCGTCGTTATATTCACTTGCAATTCCTACAAGTAGATGTCCAAATTCCTTAGTTCCGAGCTGTCCTTTGTATTCCCCTACCTGTACATTGTTCTCGATATCCAGAATATGGAAGGCTGAGTGATCTTTTCCATCACCCCTTGCTACGTCTGCTACTACCATATAGGATCTTGAATAGTCAACCGGTTCCCAGATCCATAAATTCTGATCTGCACCGCGTCTTTCCATAGGTTCCCTAATGTAGGTCTGTTGGTAGAACTCTAAATACTCTCCGTAAAAGACTGTATCTCCAGAAGTAGAAAAATCAGTATCACATTCCTGTGCTGCAAGTCTTGGATCTCCTAAAAGTTCGTCTTGTCTATCTCTCCAGACTTGATCTCTTTCCGGATGTACAAACCAAGGTAGTTTAATTGGTAAGAAATCATTCTCTCTAGCCTCAGCTCTTACCCAGGTTTGATGAAACCAGTTACCAGTTCCGTTTGGAGTTGATAGAACAATTGCACCACCCCCGGTTGCTAATGTTTGCTGTGCTGCTCCCCACGTCTCTGCAATGTTATCAATGAATGCAGCCTCGTCAACCAACAGTAATGATACAGCTTCTGAACGAGCAGAGTCTGAATTTGATGATTTAGCTTGTATTT